GGTTAAGTACATAATGATTGCAAATTGCTTTTGCAGTGTTTGGGCCAAAAGCACCATCTGCTGAAGCGCCAATTTTTTTTTGTAGTATTTTTAAGGCTTTACTCATTTACTACTTCCTTTGAACCGCAAACGCGCTGATAAACCATATCGTCGGTATATGCCTCTGCCCATTTATTTTCTGTAAACGTACAAAATACCCACAAATCATTTACATCGTCATTTAACAATTCAATTATATCTTGTTGTGCTGATACCTGACCTTGTAAATGCTCAATGTCGTGTACAATATTACTTATATACCACACCAAACCAACTAACTGTACTGCCATAGCAAAAACTAAGGCAACTGGTATTTTTAAATCACTCATTTTTTTGCTTTCTTTTTGGCTGTCGCGCTTAAATCTTTAAAATGAAATAATTTTTTACTTGTTTTGCCATGTGTTTTTCCAGAATGGACCTCACCATTTGGCATTTTATGGGTGCCACCTTTGTGCTCTGTACCGTCTTTAAAATAATGTTTTACACCTTTTCCCATAATTACCTCTTAAAAAATTTCTGTACACCACGAACACCAAAACTGGCTGAAATTGCAATGCCAAGGCTATAAAAATACCAGTCTGGTGCTTTTGAAAGCTGTTCAAAGCCACTATCTACCCAACCTTCAGTGCCAGGAATAAACGCCAAAATAAGTGGGATAGATAAAACAATAACAAACCATTCGTCTTTCCAGCTTGATTGCGAGCCTTGGGCCATTATTCTTTCCCAATCTGCAACTGATGTTTCTTTACTTAGCATAATTTTGGCTTTGGCTTCTGCTTCTGTAAGTTTTAATTTAGCACTTGCAGCCTGTGCTTGCGATTTTGCATCAAGCCAACTACCTGCTAAATTTGCTATAGGACCAATAATACTTTGCAACATTAACCTTCCTCCATTTGTATACTTGATTTTTTATTATCTGTTTTTGCACTGTATGCATTAAAACCCATAAAAGCAGCAACAACGCCAGATGCAGCAATTACATAAACAGATGCAATATCAGTTATCAAAGTTGCAGCTTTATCAAACCCAAGAACAGAAGCTAATAATATTATGAACGGATAAATTAACATTCCAGCCAAAGCAAATCCAGTAAATCGTCTTTCTGCATTTCTTTTTAAATCGCGATCAACCATTTCTAGCCGACGATCTTCAAGTGCTAATTTATTCCACTCGCTTTTTTCAATTACGCCGTTACCGTTTATATCTGCTTTATCAAACTCTGTCATTTTAAAGACCTTGCGTGATTTACTGCCACTTTTTTATCACGGCTTATTATAACCACTTTTCCGTTTTTGTCATATACAATGTATTTATTGCGCCATTCCTTAAGTATCACCGTTCTATTTTAATGCATACAACTTTTGAATTTTGATTTGTAACAAGTACTTTTGCTTCTTTTTGTGCCTCTTTACATGCTTCTTCACTTGAATAACTGCCCACATGATAGTGGTCAAAAGACCCACTGACAACTTGTAACCAAAGTAAAACCCACATCTAACTAATCGCAACAGCCATAAATAAAAATGGCGATCCTGCTACAAACATTAAAAATAAAATATGTAATACTACTTTCATTACCATCTACCTTGCCATTTGCCTAAAATATAAAAAAGTAAAAATAATAAGCCACCGCTTACACAAAATATAACTGCACCAATGGCAAAATTAATCATGGCATCTATACGTTCTTGTTTTCTATAAAGTTCGTCTTTGCGTTGTTTACGCATTCTTGCTTCGATTGCCAGCACTTCTTTCCAAGCACTTGGTCCGTAGGTAAAACTGATGTGGTCTTTAATTTCGGCGCGCATTTGCTCCATTTTCTTTTTATTTGCAAATATTTCTAGCGCCGTTTCTTCATCGCTGCCTTTAAAAGTTTGTTTCCACCAAGGCGGGTTTTTTTCTCGCTCTTCTAAATTACTAAAATCAGAAAATGCTTTGCCCCATGTTGCCAAGGTTCCTGTCATTTCTTGAATATCTTTGCCAGTGCTGATTGCTGCACGAAGTGTTTTATATGCGCCTGTTGCTAACGCTACGCAGCTAACTGGGTCGACCATTACATCCTAGTCAGGATAGAAACCAACATAATTATCATCGCGCCAGCAGATCCAAGAATAACCATTTCAACCCTACGTATTCTTTGCATTATTTCTTTCCAGCGTTCATCTAATTGCGTTTCCACTTTGACTACCCTTTTATCTAATGATGCTAATGTTGGTTTACTCATATCAATATCCGTTGGCTACTAACTTTGAAAATTCACCGCTTTGTAATTTTTTCTTTACATACGCTAAAAACTCTTGCGATCCTATCTTTGCACCACATTCTTTTGCCCACATTTCTGCTACAACAAAAGGTATAGAACCAGCTAACCGCATATCACTATTTCTATTATGACCATCTATGTTTCGCTCTTTGTTAAAATCTAATATGCGCTGTACGTCCTGAGAGCGCCGTATAACGAGCTTATCATCTTCTGTGTGGTACGAGGTATTTAAAACTGTTTTGCTCATTGTGGAGCTTCTCCGTCCTCCCAAGCTTCATTTACATCTGGCGTATTGGGATCATCTGCAACTAACTGTCCCTTTTCATTTCGGGCTCTTTTTGGCTTTGTTGTAGTTTTTACCTCTTCTGCAAAACCATTTTCAATAAATGTTGCCCCTTCTTCTGCACTAACTTCAACAATGTCTCCCATGTTTTTTGGTTCATCATCAAGAAAAGGCTGGCGATCTGTTGTAATTTTTATTTTCATTTATTCCTCCTTGAAAAAAAAGGGGCATTGCTGCCCCTCTTTATTTTATGATGCATTAATATCTGCAACAATACCATGTGCTTTTTGTGACGTAACTTGTAAACCATACTCACAAGAAATAAGTCTGCGCTCTGACAAGCCAGTTTTAGCAAGTGGTTCTTGCTTCGCTGTTTGTAGATAAGCAACTTCTGCGTAGTTTGGATCAAGTACAAAAACATCTGGTGTGTAGTCAACACTTGATACAGTTCGTACACGCATATGACGATTTGGTACAATTTGTAATTCACCAAAGTCACCAACGTACACATCAATAGCAGCATTAAGTTTGCTATCTTCTGCTTCTTTAAAACGTGTAGCATTACCAGTAAAAGTTGATATTTTCTGCTTTTGTGCAGAACCACACATTACAACAGACGGTTGCGCACCAGAGTTCCAAGCAGCAGCAATAACTGTTTTCAGAAGTGCTTCTGTTATGGGTCTTAATGTACCATCAGTTGCAGCAGCATTAACAAATCCACTTTCACCACTTCCTGATGTCGTGCCGTTTGCACCACCAGAACCACGTGAAACGTTGCTTGTTAGGTAAGCTGGTAAACCAGCAGTTTGTCTGGCATTACCAGATGAACCAGCACTTGCAGCTACGTTTGCAAGTAACATTGCTTCCATATCGCGTTTAAGCTCAGAAAGTTTATATGCAACTTGTTTTGCAACTGTTTGTGCATTTGCCACACCGTTTACAGCTTGGTTTGTTGAAGAAACTTCTACAACCTTTGCTGAAATTTGTGTGTAACCACCTTTGCGCACAGCGTTAGTTGGTGCTGTATTGGAAAGACCCACATCACCTTCTATCTGTCTGTTTGCACTGGTTGCCGCTAAATCAACTTCACTCCATTCAAAGAATGTATTGTCGACATTGCGTGATCCAATAGTAGACATAAAAATTGTCTCTGTTGGTGTGATTGAAGCCATAGCTTCGCTTAAATCCTCACGGATTGTTGTGACGTCATACGTCTCGTTTGTATTTGCTGTAACAGCCATTTTTAAGTCCTTTCGTCAAGACAATAAATAATCAGTGACGCTATTTATGTCACCTTTTTGCTTCATCCTAGAACGTGCTTCTTGCGCCTTCTTTGTTTTTCCATCTTCGGTACGCTTTGCACCAGGCTTTACCATAGGTCGTGCATTTTTAGATTTTTCTTGCACTTTCCCACGTTTTGCCATGAGTTTTTGATAGGCTACCGCATCTCGCATAATTTTAAATTCCCATCCGTGTGTTAAAGAAGCTAAAATTTCTTCTGGAACACCGTAATGTTGAACTGCAGTATTATGTATATCACTTAAAAGTTTTGCACTTTTATCTGGATCACGTAATTCTGGTAGCTCTTGTTTTAAAAGTTCTGCTTGTTGCCGAGAATACTCTAACTTGGCGTGAGCATCTTGCTCTTGTTGTTGCCTTTGTAAGTCAATAGCTTCTTGTTGAAACTTTTGGTATTCATCAACTCTATCGCGGTATTCACCTAACTCAATCGCATACTTTAAAGGGTCACTATTTTCTAGCTCCTTTGACGGTTTGCGAGGTGGTTGCGGCGCACCATTTTGAAGGTCTGTTAAACGCTGAATTAACTTTTCACGTTCTTGTTGTACGGCAACGGTCATTTGCTCTAAATCTTTACGAATTTTAGCATTATCTTCCATTCCCTTTTGGATATAGTCTTGTCCTGCGCGGCTACGCTTTAGCTCCCCTAGGGTTGCCTTCTTCATTTGACCATCGGCTTTATAAGTAATTTCTAGGTCATCAGAAAGTTCCAGAGGAACGGCTGCAGCGCCATCATCTTCATCCTCATCTACAATTTCATCGTCTGATATTTCTTCATCAGAGTCATCACTATCGTAGAAAGTGTCATCTTCGCTTTCGGATACATCTTCTTCAATTTCGGTTTCAGCGTCCTGACTTGCCTTTACTTCAGTTTTTGTATCTTCGCTCAAATTTTCATTTTTCTGCTCTTCTGCCTGTGGTTGATCTACAAGCATATCAGCAATGGATTGAATGCTTCCACTGTTTGGTTCAGTCGCCATGCGGTACCGTTCCCTTTCTGTTAATGAGTAACTCAGCATCAATATCTGCTCTGACAGTATACTCAATTTGCTTTAACGCCCTTAAAATAGCATGGTATTCTTCACGCTGTTCTATTTCAGACGCGGTGGTATTTGCGATTTTCTGTAATTGTTCCTGTCGCAAATCTTCCATAAAACCAGTAAAGGTTTCATCTCGTAATAAGTTTTTTGCTCTAATTGCTCGTTTCTTGTAGTCCATAATTACCCATCATTTGTTCGTTATGTGGTCTGGTTGCATCTTGTTCTGCTTTTATTGCTGCAACATCTACATTCTGACCATATACACCTAATATTTTTGCAACTTCAACAGCTAGGTCTTGTACCATTTCGTCACGCTTTAAATCATCTTTCATAGCAAGTTCATGCATTTTAAATTGATTTTGTGCCGCAGCTTTTTGTGCATCAAGCTGTAACCTTGCCATATCTACTTGCATTTTGCCTTGTGTTTTCATTTGTTCTGCCGCTAAGAAAACTTGATTTGGATCGCTTGCAGGCGCACCGCTTTGTTGTGCTTGCATTGCAGCTTCTTGTTGTTTCTGTGCAATTAATTGTTGTTCACTTTCTTCAGTAACAGGCAGATAATATCTATCGCTGTTTTTCATACCAGCAAATGCCATCATATCTGACAAAGTATTTCTTACATTTGTCATTGTAACCAATCCGTTGTTTGGACCGTATGTTTGCCAAACGTTCATTTGCATTTGTAATGTTTCACGCAGCATTGCCGCCTTTTCGTTTTCTCTGCCAGTTCCGATACCAACATTCACCATCATGTCCATATCGGCATTCCAAACGGCTGGATCAACCGCCACAAATTTATTATTAAGCCTTATTATTTCTTCTTTATTTGAATTTTTAATAATTGTTGTAGCAATTAATTTAAATAATCTGCGCATACCGCCTTCTGCTAAATTTCGCGCAATAACCTCTGCTTGACCAGCAGCGCCTTCCACTGTAGCAGCAACAGCAGTAGCAGTAGCAGACTGTAATACATCAGGGTCGAGACCTTGTGCAGCCTTTGAAACTCCTGTTTTATTATCTACTAAGGCATCAAAATATTGAAGTGCTGGTAAAGTTGATCCCGCAGTAAAAGGCACAACATTTTCCCTAATAGAACCAGCCTGTTTAACCCTTACAATTCTACCAATCTCGTTATTTAATAAATCTTCAACAGAAACCTGACCATCAACAATTTCAAGGCCAGGATTGTTTGTTAAGGCTACATTGTCCAACACACCACGCAACATTGCAGTTGCAGCATCTTGATCGTCCATAACCAAATCAACAAGACTTCTACCAAAAAATGCGTGTGGCTCAGGATCAACCTCAAAAACAGCAAACGGCACTTCGTCAGTTAAATCGTAAGAAAGCATTTTATAACCAGCACCAGCTAAGATAAATCTATAAAGTTGTGGCGCACCAGTTCCCTCTGCATCGACCTTCATATATGCCTCTGTAACCATAACTTTTTTAGAAGTTGGGTCTACGTTTTCGTCATCGTCCTCATCAACAGCATATCCTCTGCGCTCAAACTCTGCTTCTGAGTCAACTGTCGAAGTTGTGCCAGATATACCTGTAAGCTCATCTTCGTCGTAACCCATTGCTAATAAATCAGCTATTCTTAAATCAGTGCGGTGCCCAATTACATAATAATCGTCAACTGATCTAGCATTTCTATCAACAAAAAATTCTTCTGGCGGCACCGAAACAATTTCAATGTCACCATCTTCAAGTTTTCTACTTAATTTACAGTCATAACTTGGTAACTCTATTTCTGCACCGTTTTCGTCAATTTCAACTTTTACAGAAATTGTTTGTTCTAAAACTTCAACATCATCGGCCTCTGCCAAATAAGTAAATTCTTCTTCTGTTAAACCAGTATGTGTTGTAATTTCTGTTTCAGATTTTTCGTCAAACATAACTTTTGCAATGCCGCATTTTTTGACCATTGCATCCTGAAATACGTCATTAAGTAGACGAAACCCATTATTCTGCATAAACTTGTAGTTTGCATATTTTGTCATTTGTTCTGCAATTTCAATATCTTCTGGCATTCTAGGCACAAATTCAACTGCATTATCGTTAGATAAAAATACCCTCTGTATTGAAGGCTTAATGCCACGAATTACATCACGACATTTTGTTGCAACAACGCGCGATCTTCCTTTTTCAGAACCAATGTCAACTTGCCCATCAAAGTATCTTTGTGCTTTTAGTCTTGGCTCTGATATTTCGCTTTCAATAAAATCAATGGCTTCTCGAACTGCGCCTTGCACAATTCCTTCTATTGTATTGCGATCCATTGGTTCTATACGCATGTTATATTCCTTTATTGAGCACCAGTTAAGCGTTGCATCAAGTTACTTTGAAAATTAGGATTTTGTGCTTGCATTTGCGTTGCTGCCCTTAATCCACCACGTTTAAAGGTATCTGCAGTTCGCTCTATATAATCTTGTAATACTGCAAAACCACTTTCGTCTTGTAAAATTTGTTTAATTCTATCAGCGTCTCTAGAAATCATTATTTGTACAATTTCTTTACGTTGCCTGTCTGTAAGTTCTGGATCAACCCTTTTTAATCCCTTAAGAAGTAATCTGCCGAGCGCAAAGGTTGCTGAACTAGTAAACATATCAAGGCCAATATCAACTATATCTGGATCACCTTTTTGACGCCCAATTAATTTCGAAGTTATTGAGGTTGGCGTTGAGCCTAAAACCTCGTTAACTGTATCATTTGCAAGTTTAGATACAGATAATTTTCTCAGCATTTCTGGCAGTTCTTGTTCTGGGAAAACTTCCTCTAAAACAGCGCGCATACTGTTATCTTCATCTAGCATTTTTCTAATTGTACCTGCCGCAGAGCCACTTGCCAACATTCTTCGCAGCTTCGACATAACGCCAAGCCTAAATGCTTTAATCTGTTCGTCACCCTGTGTAAGAACTTTATCCCACTCTGTTTGTAATAAATCAAAATCAGGACTTGCAGTTGTTAATTTTCGTGCCGTTTCCCATGCGTCATTTTCGGACATCATTTGTGAATATGTTTGCCGCGCTTGTTGGGTTTGTGGACTTATGTTGTCGATAATTCCACGCAATTCAAGTTCAACTTGTTTAAGTGCTTTTGCAGCCATTGGATTATCTGCTTTATATAAAGCATTAACTCTATTTGATATTGCTGTCCTTACTTTTTCTGCTTGTGCTATTGTCGGAGTGCCAGTTATTTTAACATTTCCAGCTTTATCTAATGTAAAAAACATTTTTTCGCCAGAAATTTGCATTGCCTCTTTTACTTCATCAAATGCTCTGGGAACTCTACTAAAAATATTAGCCATACTTGTTACAAATTGTTGCGGTACTGGATTTTGCCCCCAATCAGCATCATCGTATAAATCACTGGCGCGCTCTTTTAAATCATCAAGACGACTTGTTTGTTGTTTTAAAATATTTCTATCTGTAACACCAAAGCCGCGTTCTAGGCTTTCAACGACAGCTTGACGCGTTTCTTTTTTACGACCGCGCAACCCTTTTTGTAGTTCTGCCGCAGCTTCTCCACCTGTTGCACGATATGTTCGCACCATGTCTCTCATAGTAACATTTTCTGCTAATATTGATCCATCCATAAGCTGTTGAAAAGCATCCTCTGGCGTTATTCCTTGTTCTTGTGCCAATCGCTGTATTTCACGCTCCGCAACAGCACTTGCTTTACTACCGTATTGCCTTCTGGCATAGTCAATCAAACCACCAATAGTTTTGCCAATGAGTTTTCCAGCAACTTCACCACCAGCGCCCAGAACCATTCCTGTGCCAGTGCCACTTAACGTTTGTGGAAGTCGCTCAGCAACACCACCTTCTGCCGTTCCAAAACCTGTTAATGCACCTTGGCCACCACCTACTGCAACACCTCCAGTAACTGTTTGTGTACCGCGTGTTCCTAATATTCTACCAGTAACTCTACCAATTAAATTGTTAAGCAAAGGAAGTCTTGTGGCAAGAGCTGGTAATGCAGCTCCACCACTCAAAAATGTAGCAATAACCGCAGGAGCAGCCGCACCAGCTATTTCAGCACCAGCAGCTTCTAGAGGTTTTGCTTGTTTATACGCATCTAAATTACCACGAATCTCGTTTACTAAATCTTCGTATTCACGTTCAGAGCCAATACTTCTTATATAAGCTTCTAATTCGTCTGCTGTTCCAAAGGTAATGCCTTGTAAAAAAGTTCTAGCACGTTCTGTTGGCGCTTTTACTTCTGGTGCAGTATTTTTAGCAATTTCACCCAATAATTCTTCAAGCGTTTTTTCAGACATTAAATTACACCTTCTTCGCGAGCCTTGTCTGTTAATTTTTTAACTTGTTCTTCACTTAACTTATTCCATTGCTCTTGCGTAACTTGCTGTGATGCCCAGCTAGGGACAGGGCCATTTGGCATTTCTGCATTTTCCGATGGTGGACTTTGAACGCTTGGTATATCAGGAATAATAACTTTTATTAAATATTTCTCGTCAACACCAGCGCCTTTGGCCAATCTTTTAGCATCATTTACAGCTTCCAACGCGGCTTGTCTTTGTGTTGCATACGAAGCAATTGCTAAATTTGCAATTTCATAACGAACTTTTGGAGTTAAAGAACCTTCGCCTGTAACTGCGTTAATTAAAGCTTGATTTATTGCTGGTAATCTTGCACCCGCATTTTGCACCGCTCTTACTTCGCCTTCACGCGCAACAGAGCCTGGGTCTAAAATTTTTGCAAACGAAACAGCTAATGCATAGTCACTTGTGCCGCTTGGATTATCATAAAAAAGTTTAATTCGCTGAACACCATCACGAACCTCTTCAAATAATTTTGTTCTAGCTCTTAAATCGTCATTTATTGTATTTAATGCCGCAAGATCGTCTTTATCTAACTTATCAAGACCTTCTTTTTCTTCGTAGATAAGATCACCAGTAACAGGGTCAATAATTCGATCACCAACTTTGGTGCCAGCCCTTTGTGTTTCTGATAAAAATTGGCTATATGCTTCAGAACCTGACAAGCCGCCTTCTAAAATAGCTCTAGCATATTTTACGCCTTTCGGTTGGCTCATTAAAAATCTAGCAGTTTTATTATCTTCGTCTTTTGCTATTTGTAATTCTCTGTCTTGATCAGCAATTTCACCTAATCGCTGACCAACTCTACTTCTACTAAACGAACTTAAAATTTGTCGTGTTCTTGGGTCGCGTAAAAAGCCCATTAAACCTTGTGGTCGCAGAGTTTGTTGTTGTAGATTTTGTAAATCTTG